GTCAGCGCCGCAGTATCGGATGGTTGTTGCTGTTGCTGACCTTCGGGCATTCATCAGACCCTGGCAAACTGCATCTGTTGCGAGAAGATGCGACCGATCTTTTCCTTGATCAGATCGTGCGGACAATCGCTCATTTCTTCGACGAAAATTTTCTCGACGCCTTGCGATTTGCCCCAGCGCGCGGCCTCGGCGTAGAACTCCGCGCCTTCTTTGGCGTAACCCTCCATGACAAAAACGAAGCGCTCGATAATGACCGGCTTGGGCGCCAGCGAGTAGACGTTTGTGAGTTGGAACAACGCGACGCCATGATCCTGAAAGAGAAACAGGTTAGCGTTGTCGTAAAGAAGTGAGCGAATCCAGCCGAGGATCATGCGATCATTGAGATGTGAGAACGACTGTTTGAGACGCGCGAGGATCCAACCCCCATGGGTGTCGAGGTCGGGAAGCGCGAAGCGACGCATTGTAGAGATGGGGGTTTCGATTTGAAATGCAGCTTGAGCCATTAGTATCTCCCATAAGGATTGGTCATTCTTCCAGCTCTAGCGTAGTTTGAGTAACCAAGCACGCGCCGATCAAATTGATCGTGATAATACTTCGCGGCGTTTAGATTTTGCAATTCCTCGAACGCCATTGCTCCCGCATAGTAAGGCACGGCATCTTGCCAAGGTTGCGGTATTGCTTCCACACTTTGATCGTCGATCAAATCTATCGGCGTACAGCAACAATCAAGCTCAAGCTGATAGCTCTGGCTCGGAATCGGATAGAAAAATAGGGAACCTCCCGCTCCTTGGCCAAACTGAGAAAAGAACGTCGGCACGTACTGATATTGAAACGGATACTGCCGCACATAAGCTTGATAGATCGTAAAAGCATAACACGGTAACGAATAGCGATAATTCGAATAGAGAATCGAGGCCCCGCGCACAAAGAAAATCTCCTGCACGCCCGGAAATGTGCTCAAATCAAAATCAATAAAATTGTATTGTTCCTTGTTCAATGTCACTTGTGCAATCGGCGACATAACGGGTGTTGCGGTAGCATTCTTACCAGTCGTATCCGTGATCGTCATCACAGGCTGAAAGTAACCCGAGCCACCATCCTGGCTGAAGATCGAAGTAATAATGCCGCCAGAAACAATCGCAGTTGCCGTGGCCTGCCGTCCGCCAGGATTTGAATCAGCGCCGCTAGGAAAATCAGGTGCTGTGATTGTCAATGTCGGTGTTGCCGAATAGCCCGTACCACCATTCGTTATCTTCCAGCTTTCAATCGACCCGCTAATCGGCGGAACCACGCGGATGCACTGACAGCGCATCGCAATCTCACGCCGCGCTCGATTGACGTAATCGTAAATGTTTCCTACGTCTAGATACTGCTGCTTCTGGTCACGAGCGAAGCGCTGCACTTGTGCGACGTATTTATTGAGCATCACCGCCCCGCTGCTTGCTGAACGGAACCACCCAACCTATTTACCATTACAGGATCGCGTGATTGCTCAAACGCAAAGTTGTTCATATCGGGATTAGCGAAGTCGCGCGCGCGCTGCATGAATTGTTCGTACAATGCAAACAATTGCTGAGCCTGCTGAATACGCGTTGAAGTCTGCGATCCCATTAAAGCTAAATATCCAGCCAGATAAGGCACACAATCAGTCCACAAATACGATATGGCTTCAACGTCAGTGTCTGCTGCGAGAGCGATAGGAAAACAAACACAATCACAATAAAGCGAATACGCCAGATCGGGGAGAGGATCAATCGCCAACGAACCAGAAACGATTGTTCCAGATCCTTCGTTGGTAATTGTACCAGTACTCGCCGATCCTTGCCCGTACTGACTCCATTCGGTTGGAGCACCGCTAGTCGGCACCGGATTATTCATCCGTTGAAAATCAAACCAAGGCCAAGATTTGCCTTTCACCCACTTCATTCCGGTCCCGACTGCGTATTGCATTCTACGAACATTGATTGCGCCTTGGATGCCAGTCACAGCCGGCGTCCCAAGGTTGATTGAAGAAAAATTATAAAAACGTTGGGCAATCACCGCAGTCAACGTGCCAATCGCTCGAATACACCGACTTTCGCCAGCCACTTGCCCGCGCGCCGTATTCACCCAACTCGTAATATCCGCCGTCGAATAAAGCGACGTGGGGGCGCTTGGGTTTTGAAGTAAGCGTTGCGTCTGAGTTATATAATATGTTAGCATCCCGCACCTCGCATGAGGCAAGGCAGGGAGGCGCTATCAACGCCATCACCTGCCTCTAACCAGAACGACCGCAGGAGGGTCGAATGGCTAAACGCAGAAAACCACATTCGAAACACGCACGCAATATATCTGCCAAATTTATTCGGCAGATTATTAGCTATTCTCCAAACACCGGACAAGTTAGATGGAAAAAGCGAAAAGACGTTCCAGCTAGTTGGAACGCAAGATTTGCAAATACAATCGTTGGATATACTAACAAAATAGGATACGCCTACGTCGGCATAAACTATAAAATGTATTCGTTGCATCGAATAATATGGCTTTACGTAACTAGTAAATTTCCACCGCACGAAATAGATCACATCAACGGAATTAAAAACGACAACCGCTGGAAAAACTTGCGTCTCGCGACCCACAAAGAAAACACCGCGAACCGCGGAGCACAAGCAAATAATACGTCGGGATATAAATGGGTAGGAAAATTTCGCGGTAAATGGCGAGCACGCTGCGGTGACTACCATCTCGATGTTTTTAATAGCCGCAAAAAAGCGCACCGCGTTGCGCACAAGTTTGCTAAACAACTTCACGGCAATTTTGTTAGATTTGAATAGCACGGCGGATGACCTCTACCGTGCTATATCACGGCCCCACGTACCGTAAAATCGGATTCGCCACTGTGGACCGCTCAGAATCGAACTCGTACCAGTGTAAACTACCATCCGGCCCTTTGACCAGCACCTGATCGCGCGTCATCATGGCGTTTGCCTGGCCGCCCGCAACGCCGGTCTGGATGCCGGTCGATGACAAATCGGGAATGTCATAGATCATCTTAGTCGGCAGGTTCATGCCGCCGACCGCAAAGCCCGTCGCACTTAGCGAATATGTGGCCATTTACGGCGCCGGTTGGATAACCGCAATGTCGGGCACGCTGCCCATCACGAACGGCACCGTCGCAACCGGGCCGGTAGCGCCAAGCAGTGGCGGGAACGACGCCGTGGGCGCGGCCAGGAACAAGCCGCCGTCATAGACCACGCCCGGCGCCGCCGCTGAGGCAGCTCCGAACACGATATTGACCGGCCGGGTGAACCACGACAGGTATTTAAAGTTCGGCGTCTGAGTGATGGTCCCCTGTGGGGGCACGCCGCCAACCGCATAGGCGGGCGAACCCGCGCCATAACCCACGCCCGCACCCGACACCGTAGCAGCCGTGATGGTCTGCATGACGACTGCCGAGACGGTCGCGGTGACGCCCGCGCCCGATACCGCCAGCGTAATATTGGCAGGCGTGATCGCAACGCCCGGATTGGTGCAGAACACGTCGGTAATCAGTCCCGAGTTCGTCAGGCTGAACGCACAAGTCGCCAGCGTGATGCCGGTCGAGAGGTTCGGATCGGTCGGCACCGGCAGAAGCGCGACGTTGGCGGGCGCGGACGGATAACCGGCACCCTGATTGACGAAGGTCACGCCAGTCAACACCACCGTACCGCTGGCGATGCCCACGTAACCTGAGGCCGCCGTGCCACCAACGCCATTGGCGTTGTTCGAGGGGCCGGGAGGCAGCGGGATGAACAACAGCGGGGCAATGCCATAGCCAGCGCCCACGCTGGCGACCGAGCCGCCCGTAAACGCGAGTGCGCCGCCAACGATCGGCTGCCAAGTCGAGGTGCCGCCAGTTGCGGTGACGGTCGTAGTGGATTGAACGTAACTCGCACCTTGACTGGCAATGAACACGCCGACCGGACAACCCGTCAAATTGGCGATGCGTATATTGTAACCATCGCTGTTACAAAAGGTAAAACCGCGATTGTACGGAGCGGCTGACGCAAACACCCAAAGGCCCGTTACTGGATCTCGATGCTGAAACACCAAATAACCACCAAGACCAATGAGATATCTACCGGCCGGAACCGGCAGTGTTTGGCCGGGAACCAGACAGACGCGGTTGGTGGCGAAATCGTAAGGGGCGTTGGCGCCGCCAAAACTAATTTCCGAGGGATAGAGATTCGTTGGAAAGGGCAATCCAAGGCCCGGACCTGACAACGGCTGGTTCACTTGGGTCTCTCCTTAGAACTGGCTGTTTTGAATCGCGTATATTGATGCACCCGATACCGACTTGGCCGACACCACATCGTAACCGACCACCACAACGCCTTGCTGGCCGATCTGTCCAAGAGGCACCAGCGAGTAGAACCCGCTGAAGTCGAACGCAGCATCCTCGGATAAGTACATCGCCGTGTATTTGGTGTTGATGGCGTAAGCCTGCCCCTTCGGACAGAAGTGATCCTGGAAGATCGGAATGCCCGAGACGACGAGATTCGGGAAACTCGACCGCACCGCGGTATCCATCGTGTAGGTCGAGCCGGGATTGACGAACACCTGCTCGGTGCCGATGAAGTCGTTGTTCAAGGTGGCATAGTCGCCAGGCGCCATGACCACGAAGGTTGGCGACTCGCCGCCCGCCCCATTGGTGATGAACGACAACAGCGTCGCCATGTTTTTGCGGGTGAAACCACTGGAAAACGAGAAATTGTTCGCCGTTGCACTATTGGTACTGATGTACTGGCCCTTGAAAGCAGTATTGCCAGGCGCGTTGCGATTGATGCCACCATAGTTCGGGACGTTGGTGCCGTCATCGAACGCATCATAGAAGCTGTTCGGATAGAGCGAGTTCGCCGTATTGTTGGAAAACATCAAACCGGCGAAATTCTGCTTCGTCACCGCCGCCACGTCGTTCATGCGGGCTTTGAGCAAGCTGATTTCGCGGTCGGTCGCCTGGATGATCGTTTCGCCGAACGGTAGCGGAACCGGCACCACCCAATACGCCAAATTCCATTGGCCGTTCTGGATCGCCGGGATGATCTGAGGTGAATTGAAGCCGCCACCATAGCCCGTAAATTGGCCTTGGACCATCGACGCGCCTTGCAACGGAATCGTAATCTGGTTCAGGCCGCCGGCCGCCTTCTGGGCGTTGCCCATCATGTAGAACAAGGTGGGCGAACCGAAGTAAATTTGTACAAATAATCTCGGAACGAATGCCCTGCGATTCACTGAGGCAAGTTCCGTGTAAAGTCCGCCTGCTGCGGGCGCGACGCCAATACCGGGAAGTGGCACGGTTCAATCTCCTTATTGGCGTCCGCCAGTACCGCGGAATTCTTTCAAACCCTTCATCGCCT